CAAACTATGTTCACTGGCGTATTCTACGACCGGTACATCCGTGGCCTATGGGTGCTGGCCGAGGGCCTTGTCTATGACTTCTTCGGTGAGGAGCAGATTGTGGACGTGGAGCCGGAGGATGGACGATATTATATCTCCGTGGACTATGGCACGCTGAATCCCTTCTCCGCTGGCCTGTGGTGTGTCACAAAAGACCAGGCGGTCAGAGTAAATGAATACTACTATTCCGGGCGTGAAATGACCGGGCAGAAAACCGATGAAGAATACTACGAAAAGCTGCGGGATCTGGCTGCCGGCCATCGTATAGACTATGTCGTTATTGACCCATCAGCGGCGTCGTTTATTACAACTGTATTCAGACACGGAGAGTTCCGCGTTGTAAAAGCAAAGAACGAAGTGCTGGATGGGATCAGGAAGACGGCGGTGTATTTGAAGATGGGTCGTGTAAAAATCCACAGGCGGTGTAAGGATGCAATTCGGGAGTTTGGCCTGTATCGGTGGGACGAGAAGTCCACAGAGGACAAGCCAATCAAAGAGAACGACCACGCCATGGATGATATTCGGTATTTTTGCCGTACGATTTTAGTGAGAAAATTCCCTGTAAAGAGGTGATGCCAGATTGAACATCATTGAAAAGCTAAAATCCCTTGGCTATGTTACAATTCCGGAGGAGTTTTACCGCAAGGTGGGCGAGTGGAAGAGTTGGTATCAAGGGGACGTTAAGGGCTTCCACCAGTACAAGGTCAGGAATGGACACAATACGGTTCGCTGCCGCCGGTATTCTCTTGGGATGGCGAAGAAGATACCGGAAGACTGGGCAAACCTACTGATGAATGAAAAAGTCGGCATTACCTTGGAGGGGAAGAAGGAGCAGGAATTTGTTGATCGTGTTCTTGAGGAAAACAATTTTCTGGTCAAGGCAAATGAGATGCAGGAACTGGCATTTGCACTGGGAACAGTAGCCTTCATCCCCCGTGTGGTGGGGATGGTGATCACAGAGGCAGGGCCGACGCCCGGAAGCGCAGCTGGGATCGATCTTGACTATGTAACGGTGGAAAATATCTGGCCTTTGGCGTGGAAGAACGGAACCATTACCGAGTGTGCCTTTTCCAGCATTGTCACTGTAAACGGAGAATCCTACTGCTATCTCCAAATCCACCACAAAGTTAACGGGCTGTATGACATCGATAACCGGATCTATCACTATCGAAACGATAATCTTGACAGCGAAGTTAACCTAGCCGATGTGAACGGGTTTGAGCGCGTCCCCCCTGTGGTACATACCAAAACAGACCGGCGCCAGTTCGTGATCGACCGTCCTAATATCGCAAACAACTTTGACTATTCTGTTCCGCTCGGGATTTCTGTCTACGCAAATGCTGTGGATTTGCTGCGGGGCATTGATATTGCCTATGACAGCTATGTCAATGAGTTCTCCCTGGGAAAGAAGCGGATCATGGTCAAGCCGTCTGCGACCGAGTATCTGGACGGAGAGCCAATCTTTGACGCAGACGATGTTGTGTTTTATGTTCTTCCGGAAGACTTGCAAGATGGGGCGGTGATTACGCCCATCGACATGACACTTCGCACGGCAGAGCATAATACTGGCATACAGGACCAGTTGAATCTTCTGTCCAGCAAGTGCGGGTTTGGTGAAACATATTACAGGTTCAACGGTGGGAGTGTGGCCACGGCTACCCAGGTTATCAGCGAGAATTCCACCATGTTCCGCACCATCAAGAAGCATGAGATCGTGCTGGAGCAGGTACTGGTGGAGCTGTGTCGTATAATTCTCCATCTGGGCAATGAAGCCATGAACGCCGGATTGGATGAAGATGTGGAAATCTCTATTGACTTTGATGACTCCATCATCGAAGACAAGACCGCCGAACGGAACAACGACCGTCAGGACCTTGCGGCCGGCATCATGAATGACTGGGAGTATCGGGCGAAGTGGTACAACGAGGACGAGGCCACGGCAAAGGCGGCGCTTCCAAAGATGGAGGATATGGCAGCTGAGGAACAGGATGAAGTCGAATGAGATACCCGTTTCAACCGGAATTCCTTGACGCACTCCCAGAAGAACTGGCGGAACTATACCGTGAGCTGGAAACTACGCTGCTTAAAGAGATCTGTTCCCGGCTGAAACTGGCAGATCAGCTCAACGAGGTCACTGTACAAGACATCCGGGCGCTGCGATCTCACGGGATAAGCCTGGAGGAAATCGAAAAGGCGATTCAGAAGACGGCTGGGATCAGTCAACAGAAGCTAAAGAAGCTCCTTGACGATGTGGTTGCCCGGAACCAGCAGTATTACCGGGAGGTTATTGATCTGGTAGGGCTGACACAGCCGGAGACGCTGGTGAGTGTCGAAGACACTTGGGCGATCTATGAGCAAACAAAGCAGACCTTCCGCAACTTTACCCGCTCTATGGGCTTCTTGGTGGACAACGGGCGCACGATGCTTCCACCGGCCGGGGCCTATCAATGGGCGCTGGACAATGCGGAAATGCAGATTACAAGCGGGGCCATCTCTTACAATCAGGCCATCAGCGGAGCGGTCAAGCAGCTGGCAGACGGCGGCCTTCGGGTGGTGGACTATGAGAGCGGCCACCGGGACCATATCGACGTAGCCACCCGCCGCGCCGTGATGACCGGCGTATCTCAGTTGTGCGCCAGATACACGGAGCAGAGCGCGGAATACCTGGGGACGCCCTATTTTGAAGTCTCTGCCCACAGCGGGGCCAGAGACACGGGCGTAGCGTGGCAGAACCACAAAGCATGGCAGGGCCGGGTATACTCCACCCAAGCCGGGGACAAGTATCCAAGCATCTACGAGGTGTGCGGATTGGGCTATGTGGACGGCCTGGAGGGAGCCAACTGCCGCCATCGCAGATACCCGTTTGTTGATGGCGTATCCGAGCGGACATACACCGATGAACAGTTGGCCCATATCGACGACCATCTGGGCTGCGAATATGAGGGACGGCATTACACGGCCTATGAGGCCACCCAGCAGCAGAGGCGGATAGAGCGGACGGTGAGGGCGATCAAGCGCAGGAAGGTCGCTCAAAAGGCTGCAGGGCTGGCAGAGGACGCCACGGCGACACAGTCCAGAATTAACCGGCTGACCAAGAAATACAGGGAATTCAGCAAAGCGGCGGGGCTGCCGTTGCAGATGGATAGGATGCGTATCATAGACAAAGGAAATTACGCAAAACCTCCAACGGCTCATGTTCCTCCAACAGTGCAGAAAAATTTGCCCCTTTCAGGGCAAAAAGAAAAATATACAGATGTTACAGCACAATGGAGGGAAACCGCAACCCCAAACAGCCACCAGTTGCAAGACCTCCAAGAATACACAACAGGCGGCGTTACATACAAAGTGGACGGCCACAATGTGGTCCTTGATTATTCTCCTCATGAAAAAGAAATTGCCGAACTCCTTGAACGGGAGTTCGGCGGGGAGCTGTATATGGTTCCTAGGGTCAACAATCCTCAGGGGATCTCAACACCAGATTATTTATTTAGGGGGAACGGCTATGACTTAAAAACGATTGGAGAAAAAGCAGGGCCAAATACGATATTTAACCGCATAAAAAAAGCGGCAAAACAGGCGCAAAATTTTATTGTTGATGTAAGCATATCTGGACTCTCGGATAAAGAAGTTGATAAGCAGATTGAGAAGCTGTTTGACCGCGCTGATACTGGGTGGCTGGAAAAAATTATTGTTGTTAGAGATAACCGGATTGTTAAAGTGGTAAAAAGGGCATGAAAAAAGCCGACACACCATCTCGCCCTTCAAAGAAGGGGTCGTGGACAGCGACCGGCTCTTGTCTATTATATACCACAAACGCAAGGAAAATGCAAGTGAATTATGGCCGACGGGCCTTTGTCAGAGAAGACATAAAAACCCAAACGGCAGAGAAGCCGGAAATCCCAAAAAGACAGAGAAGTCTTAAAAACCCAAAGGAGAAATTGATATGGCAACGATTGACACCAGCACGATTGAGGGCTTTGACGGCATGACAGCAGACGAGAAGGTCACTGCGTTGCTGGGGCTGCAAATCCCCGATGCGGTAGACCTGAGCGGCTATGTGGCAAAGAGCGTGTTTGATACCAAGGCCACTGAGGCGGCGAACCTCTCAAAGCAGCTCAAGGCAAAAATAACCGAGGCGGAGACAGCAACTGGGGCATTGACCACCGCACAAGCTGAATTGGAGACACTGAAACGCAGCAACTACCTCGCATCCAAGGGCCTGGCCGGCGAGGAAGCGGAGTTTATCGCCTTCAAGGCCGGGAAGATGGTGGACGACAAGACCACCTTTGAGCAAGCTGTGGACGCCCTGACTGCGGACCGGAAGAAGACGACCTTCGACTGGACGGCACAGGCTGGAAGCGGTGGAGCGTGTACGATGACGCTTAATGATCGAATCAACAATGAACTGCGTGGGATCTAACCCACAGAAAGGACTAGATTATGGCAACTGTATCTGTAACCCGTGAAAATGCAGGGGCGCTTATTACCCCTGAGGAGAGCAATCAGATTATTCAGAGCGTGGTCGAGAAGTCCATTGCTTTGAAAATGATGACCAGACTGCCCAACATGGGCACGAATGTCAGAGAATACCCCATCATGGACAGCTATCCGATGGCTGGCTTTGTGGATGGTGACTCTGGTCTGAAGATGACTACAAACATGCAGTGGAAGAAGGACAAGATTGTGGCCGGGGAGATTGCCGCAATTGTCGCTATTCCCGATAATGTTGTGGCGGACTCCAACTATGACATCTTTGCCCAGATGCGCCCCCGCCTAGAGGAAGCTGCCGGCCGTGTGGTCGATGAAGCAATCTTTTTTGGCAAGAATAAACCGTCCGACTGGCGGGATGGTATTGTTCCCGCGGCTATTACCGCTGAAAACAACGTAAAGGCAACCGCAGACATTTATACCGATGTATTCGGTGAAAATGGCATGATTGCAAAGGTTGAGGAAGATGGCTATTTCCCTGAGAGCATTGTTTCTGCGATCTCCATGCGTGCAAAACTGCGCGGACTGATGGATACAACTAAGCGGCCTTTGTTCCTGGAGAATATGCACCAAGGAGCTCAGTACACTCTTGGTGGGATGGCGATGGAATTCCCGAGAAACGGCGCATGGGACGCCTCGAAAGCTCTCATGGTAGCCGGTGACTGGAAGCAGGCTGTTTATGCAATCCGTCAGGATGTGACCTTTGATGTATTCAAGAGCGGCGTTGTGTCTGATGACACCGGTAAGGTTGTATATAACCTGATGCAGAACGACATGAAGGCAATTCGCATGGTTATCCGACTGGGTTGGAATATTCTGAACCCCATCAATGCGGTGAACCCGGATGGCAGCAAACGGTTCCCCTTCGCCGTCTACGAGCCCGCGGGGGGTTAACTGAACCGCTGAAAACAGCCTCGCTCCCTGCGCCCAGCCTGTCCAGCATGACGAAGGCAGATCTGCTTTCCTATGCGGCAGGACTGGGTGCGGGGGGTGTCAGCGGCTCTATGAAAAAGGCTGAGATCCTTGCAGTGCTGAAGGAGGTGTCAGGGTGATTCCTTGTGTCAGCTATGAATTTTATACCGGGGTATACGGAGGGACGCGGATCCAAGCTGCCGATTTCCATCGCCTCATCACCCGGGCTCATAGCTTTCTGCGTTACTACACTATGGGGAGACCTGTTCCGGAGGCTCATGAGAATGAATGGCGTATGGCCTGCTGCGCTATAGCGGAGGAACAGCTGTCTATTGATGCGGCAAAGTCCATGGCACAAAAATCTCTGTCCGCAGCGCTGGAATCCAAGGGAGGGGAACTCCAAAGTCAAAGCGTGGGAAGCTGGTCAAAGACCTATCGAAGCGGAGGGGACAGCGCCAAGGAGGCTGCGGAAGTCGCTCGGGTGTCGGAGAGCGCGCTTGCTGCCGTGGCGCGGCTGTATTTGGGTCATACAGGTCTCTTGTACCGTGGGAGGGGGTGCGCACATGGATATGTTTCCACATGTGGTGACGCTCTATAACGTAGACACGGAAGAGAAACCCGAAAATGGGTTTGAGCCTACCCAGGTAAACCATATCACCATCCTGAGAGGTGTGCTTCTAGATGCTGTAAAGGCCAAGAACGTAAACGAAAGCGGCCTTGTAAATGCGGATTCTGTTACTCTTTATATTCCTATGGATGTAGAGGCCGTGGACGGCGTAACCGGAAGGCCAAAACAGTACAAAGGGCCCATTGAGTTTTGGAGGATGGAAGATAAAACCGGATATTGGACGCTCTCAACTGGTCAGAACACATTTTTTGTAAAGGGCGAGGCCGTTCACCTTGACTGGACATCCCAGAAAATAGACGCCACCTATGACAACGTGTACGACGTGAACATGGTTGATTTCAAGGACTTTGGCGGAGAGATGTCGCACTGGGAAGTCGGAGGGAATTAAAGTGCTGAAATTTACTGTTCATTCTGACTTTTCAGGAATTGGGGAAACGCTTCGCAATGCATCTGAAAAAGCGGAACATACAGTTGCAGTTCAGGCGCAAAAGGACACATCTCCTTATGTTCCGGCTTTGACCGGATCATTAGACCGGAGGACGAGGGTGAATGAAAATCAGATTATTTATCCTGGCCCGTATGCTCGGTATCTCTACCATGGGAAATTGATGGTCGACCCAGCGACCGGGAGTAGTTACGCGCAAAAGGGCGCAATAAAGGTCTTGACAGACAAAAACCTTGTGTTCAACAAGGCTATGCACTCCCAGGCTCAGGATCATTGGTTTGAGGCCAGCAAGGCAGAAAACATGAATAAATGGTTAAGAGTGGCCAGAAAGGCGGTGAAGCGGTACGGATAGACAGGAAAAACCGAAAATCCTTGCTTCCAGCGAGGAAGTCGAAAAAATTTCACGGTCTATGTTGGTGTGGGCCAACACATTCCCTGATAAGCCGGTGGCAGTCATAAAATACGAGTTTCTGGACATAGACGATGCCGCTGGAGATGAAACCGCAATGGCCCTTTCCACTATCCAGGGGACGTACATTACCCGACAGTACATTGTTGGAGGCTATCAGGCGGAATACCAGTTCAAGCTGATCTCCCGTATCAAACCAGGAAACAGCAACAATAAGCGGCTTCAAGCAGATGAAATGCTGAACTGTTTTGGAGACTGGGCAAGGACCCAGAAACCAGACTTGGGCGAAGGAATCAACGCCCTTAAGGTGGAGCCGACCACACAATCCTCTAAGTTTGCGGCTTATGAGGACGGCTACGAAGACTATCAAATTTTAATGAAGCTGACCTATGAGGTCGGCGTGTGAAAGGAGAACAACCATGGCAGATTTGACGTTCAACACGGTGCCCGGAGAAACCGTAGACCGCGCCTTTCTGGTACTGTACCTCAACACAGGAGAGGAAGGGACTCCAGCCTGGTCCCCGATCGGAAAGCGCGTGGAGGACAGCTCGGAAGAGTACGACTGGGGCGAGGAGAGCAAGACTGACATCTTCGGCCATATTTACACAACCATGAAGAAGCCCACCATTACCCAGACCTTTGATCCCTGCGAGCTGGACGCCAGCGATGTCGCACAGGTGAAGATCTGGAACCTGGCTGTGAAAGAGCAAAATGCCCAGGCGCTGACCAATATGGATATGCTGGTGGTCCATCTATATGCCGGCACGGCAAAAACTGCGGTCTTTGCTGAGCGATATTCCGCCTGCTCTATCAAGCCCTCCGGTCTGGGGGGAGAGGGCGGCGGAAACATCGGGATGCCCATCGATGTTACATTTGGAGGAACTCGCACCACCGGGACTGCCGCCGTGAAAGACAGCACGGTGACCTTCTCCCCGGATTCGGAGGGATGAAGAATATGAACGACGTGAAATCCCTGAACTTTGAAAGTGGTCTGGTTACTTACAATATCAATGGGAAGTGCCAAGTCTCTTTTAATCCAACAGACAGCAACTTCGTGGAACATCTGTATTTGGCTTTTGAGGACCTGGATAAGAAGCAGGAAAGCTATAAAACTCAGGTTGAAAAGTTAGCGGATAAGAGGGAAATCTTTGATTTTGCCAGAGAACGGGATGTGGAGATGCGTCAGGTCATCGACGGGCTGTTCGATGCACCGGTGAGCGATTCCCTGTTTGGCGGGATGAGCGTATATGCCGTGGCTGGCGGCCTCCCCGTCTGGTGCAATCTGATGCTGGCGGTCATGGATGAAATCGACACAACCTTCTCCCGAGAGCAGAAGGCTACGAATCCCAGGATCGCCAAGTATACGGAGAAATATCACCGATGATCTATGATCTTCCCACCTCCGTTGAGGTCCATGGCACGGTCTATGAGATCCGCTCTGATTACCGTTCAATTCTGGATATTTGCATGGCTTTGGAGGACCCGGAGCTTGGAAGCCAGGAAAAATCTTTTGTCCTGCTGGACATTTTCTATTCGGACTTTGCAGATATGCCGGAGGAGCACTATCAGGAGGCTGTGCAAAAATGTATCTGGTTTATCAACTGCGGAGAGGAAGGCGAGGCGAGGAAATCACCAAAACTGGTTGACTGGGGACAGGACTTCAAACTGATCGTCGCCCCAGTCAACCGGATCTTAGGACTGGAAGCAAGAGCAGAGAAATACCTGCACTGGTGGTCCTTCATCTCTGCTTATTACGAAATTGGGGAATGTCTATTCGCACAGGTGATCCGGATCCGGGAGAAAAAGGCTAAGGGTAAGCCACTGGACAAGTCTGACCGGGAATTTTATCGAAAAAATCGGAGTATGGTTGACTTAAAAGTCACATACACCGCGGAGGAAGAAAATGTGTTGAAGGCATGGACCGGCGGGAATTGATGCAGGACTGTCCAAGTATAGAAAGCAGGTGAAACAATGGCAAGTGCAGATGGCTCTATTGTCATCACAACCGAAGTAGATGACAAAAAGGCAAGTCGGGAGCTGGACAAGCTTACGAAGAAAATTGAAAAGTTGGAGCAGTCCCTGGCCTCAGATCAAGCCCAAAGAGGGGGAATCCAGAGAGAACTGGAGGCAGCCAAGCAAGCCGCGGGAGAAACGATCAACACGGTGGAGCGTCTGAAGAAGGAATTGGCCTCTGCACAAAATGTTATCTCAGGTGGCACTCCGACTGATCCAACCTCTTATATCTCAGCTTTGGAGCGCCAAAAAAGGCTCACCACAGAGCTGAAGGAACAGGAGTCAATACTCCAGCAGCAGGACAAGGATGTTCAACGCCTGGATGCACAGTACACCAAGCTTACTGACAAGGCCATACAGGAGGCCGAGGCCCTTGAGCGGGCCAAGGATCAGGCTGGAGAACTGCATCAAAAGATGGCTTCCGCAGAGCCGAGCAGCGAAAAAATGGCAAAGTCCATAGAAAAGGCACAAAAAAGTGCAACCAGATTTTCGCTCCGTCTTCGGGAGGTGATCCGAAGCGCACTCGTTTTTACGCTGATCAGTCAGGGGCTGGCATCCTTTCGCAGCTGGCTTGGAAAGGTAATTAAGAGCAATGATGAGGCATCAGCAGCGATAAACAGGCTGAAAGCGGCCCTTCTGACTATGGCTCAGCCATTGGTGGATGTGATTCTCCCAGCCTTCACAAAATTTGTAAACATCCTGACCAGCGTTGTGATGCTGACTGCAAAAATGCTCTCTGCCATGTTCGGGAAAACATTGGAAGAATCAAAAGAGTCAGCAGAGAATCTGAATCAGGAGACTGAGGCAATAGAGGGAACAGGGGATGCAGCTAAAAAGGCAAGCAAATCCCTAGCCTCATTTGACGAGATCAATAAGCTGTCCGGTGGGGCAAACCAGAGCAAAGACAACCAGGGTGGTGGCCCTGATTTTGATGGGTTGGGGGAACAGTCTAAATGGCTGGAGGGCATGATGAACAAGGTGGCGGCCTGGGTTCCGGTCGCTATGCTCTTGGGCGGAATTGCTTTAGTCGCCATCGGGGCATCCATGGGGTCCCTTCCTCTGGTGGCGGCTGGCCTGCTTCTGCTTGCGTATGGAGGAACGCTCGCTTCAGACAATGAAGAGCTTCAATCCTGGGTAGACAAACTTGGGCTGGATAGTGTGCAGGAGTTTGTAGTCCTAGCAATAATGCTGGGCGGAATCGCAATGGTAGCGATTGGAGCCATGACCGGAAATATTTTGCTGGTGATGGCCGGCTTAATGCTCATCGGCGCGGCGGTGGTCTATGCTCATGCCTCCGGAATGCTGGAAGATTGGGCGGAGAAGTTGGGCTTATCCAGGGCTGCGCAGTATGTTACAGCGGCGCTCCTGATTGCAGGATTTGCCTTGGTTTGTATCGGAGCAGCAAAGGGCAATATTCTGATGGTTATTTCTGGACTGACTCTGTTGGCAATTGGAATCTATGTTGGAACGCAGAGTGGTGTTATAAGCGACTGGGCAAAAAAACTGGGGCTAGATTCTGCCCTTGACTATGTGGCGGCGGCCCTTCAAGTTGCCGGATTTGCCTTGATCTGTATTGGGGCCGCCAAGGGGAGTATCCTGGCGGTCATCGCTGGAGCGGCGCTCCTTGGGGTTGGAATTGTCCTGGATGTTGTAGATGAGCAGACATTAACTGCCTGGTGGGAAAAGCTGCAGCTGACCACAGTTATGCAGTGGATCACGGTCGCGCTCATGCTCGCCGGAATCACAATGATTGCTATTGGCGCAGCCACAGCAAATATGATACTTCTGCTTGTGGGAGCCGGACTTCTTGGTGTAGGTTTGGCGCTTGGGGAGAGAAACGATACACTGAAAAGCTGGGTGGAAACGCTTGGCCTAGAGCAGGTCATTGGTTGGGTTTCGGTTGCCCTGATGCTGGTTGGTATTGGATTGGTGGGAGTTGGCCTTTCCATGGGAAATATCTTTGCATTCCTGGCAGGAGCAGCCATGCTGCTGGGCGGGCTTGCGATAGGGGCAGAAAGCGGAACATTTGGAAGCTGGGTCGAGGCATTACATCTGCAGGAGGTAGCCGGATGGGTATCCACAGCTATGCTCCTGGCAGGAATCGCCATGGTGGCAATTGGAGCCACGACGACAAATATCGGCCTTATTATGGCTGGTCTTGCACTATTGGGCGGCGGAACCGCATTGAAAATGGGAAGCAATTCGCTCAAGCGGGGCGGAGGCTTTCCAAAGGCGTCCATGGCCTCCATGCCGTCCATTTCCTCCTATCGCATTCCCGCTCTGGCCTCTGGGGCGGTTATCCCTCCGAACCGGGAATTTCTGGCTGTGTTGGGGGACCAGACAAGAGGGACAAACATCGAGGCTCCTGTCTACGAGATCGAGGCAGCTGTGGCCCGCGGCATTCAGCGCGCCGGTGGAGCTGGTGGCGGCAATACCACCGTGATTTTAGAGGTTGACCGTCAGGTGTTGGGCCGGGTTACCTATCGGGCCAACCAGGCGGAGAGCCGCCGGGTGGGTGTGGAGCTGGTGGAGGTGTAAGATGAGCTACATAAAACTCAATGGCGTAGAATTTGACGCAAAGGTGGCCATCTCCGCTTACAATAGGAACTTCAACGTACTGGACGGGGACAACGCCGGGAGGGTGATGAGCGGCCGCATGGTCCGGGACATAATTGGGACCTATATCGGCCACAAGATCACCGTATTCCGCCGGGGGGACAACCAGGCCGGACTGGACGAGTTTTGGGACTATCTGGTCGCACACTCTGTGGATGAATCTGTTCAGTTGGAGGCGGCTGACGGACAAACTGTACTGTCCTATGAGGCCTATTACACCAGCGCATCTCAGGACCTGGAGAAAGTAGAGGCTGGAGTAAACTACTGGGGAGAAATTCAAGTGAACTTCATCCCCATGGAGGCACAGATCGCGCCATAGCATGGGAGGGTCTTATGGCAAACAAAAGCAAGATCTTATATGACGGTCGAGTTTTTTCCGGTCTGGACATCAAGGGCGGGAAAATGCACATTGCCACGTCTCTGTTGTCCTCTTCTCTGGAGGCAAACACATTTTCGCCTGTGATCAAGAGTGATGACCGGACCTTGGTGGAGTTCAAACGCAACACACCTATGATCTACTTTTACAATGACAGGCAAAAAGGCGTGTTCTATGTCCAGGACATCCAGCGTACAGGACCAGACCTGTACCAATTCTCTGCCACATCGGCCATTGGACTACTCAGTGATGGACAGCACTATGGCGGGATCTATACTGGCCAGACAGTGTCTGAATTGCTGCCTGGGCTGTGCGGCACGGTCCCATATGCCGTCAAAAGCAATCTGGAGGGCATCAAACTGTATGGATGGCTTCCGGTATCCTCTCCCCGGGACAACCTGGCCCAAGTGCTCTTTGCAATTGGGGCGACAGTCAAAAACGATCTGGACGGCGTGCTTCGAATCGAGGCTCTATGGAACGGGATCAGCGGAGACATGGGCCGTGGACGGATGTATCAGGGGCCTTCTGTCAAATACGGATCCAAGGTCACCCAGGTTATTGTAACGGAGCATCAGTATGTAGATGGCGGAGATGAAAAAAAGCTATTTGAGGGCACAGCACAGCAAGGAGACATCATTACATTTGACGGACCTATGTATGGGCTGAAGGTGTCCGGATTTTCCATTTTGGAGCATGGAGCCAACTACGCTAAGGTGTCTGCTGGGTCTGGAACACTCACTGGACATGAATACGTCCACAACACCAGGGAGGTATACAAGGACGTATCCACCGCACAGGAACCAAACGTCAAAACTGCAAAAAACGCCACACTGATTTCCCTGGTCAACTCCAACGCTGTGGCTCAGCGCATGGCCAACTACTTTCAGTGGGCTGAGACAATCCAGACTTCCTCTGTCTATCTAGGGGAGAATCCAGGGGACCGTCTGGCCGTATGGCACCCATACGACGAAATTGGAGTCACAGCCTGCTTAGAATCTGTTGACATCAACCTGTCCAACACCCTAAAGGCCGATGAGAGCCTTTTGGTTGGGTTTATACCGCCCAAAGAAGAACAGATTGTGACCTATGATAATCATGAGCTGTTGACGGGGAACGGAACCTGGACCGTCCCAGAAGGGGTTACAGAAGTGGTTGCTGTTCTGATTGGCGGCGGTGGAGCTGGCCATAATGGCAGTGCAGGAACCGGAGGGTTTTATGGTGGGTTTGGCGAGAATACATACGAGAGCGAAGAAATCCAAATCACAAGAAATGATACAGAAGGGAAGGTCTACTCCAAATCTACCTCTTGTACATCTGGTGGAAGCACGACCGACAATGGCACTGGTGGATCCGGGGGTGCAGCCGGGACCCCAGGTAATGTGTGGCAAACAACGATTTCTGTTACAGCAGGAGAGCAAATATCTTTTTCCTGCGGATTTGGCGGACAGACAAATGGGCAGAACGGTGGCAACACCACTTTTGGAGCGGAATCATCTGCGTCCGGGTCGGCAACATCGACTGGGTATACCGATGTTGTAACCGGTGTGACCTACGCCAAAGCTGGAACGGCAGGCGAGAAGGGAGGCGATGGTGGTGTTCCTGGGAATAGCGGGAGTAGTGCCGGAGGTGCTTCTGGAGGCTCTGGAGTCCGGTCTAGAAGCTACGATGACTCAGGGACCGATTCTGCAAGTAATACCATATACTCAGCTAAGTATTCCGCCAGTGCCAGCGGAAGTGTGGCCGGAGCCGGCGGAGGCGGCGCAGGTGGTCAAGCAAGCGGGAAAAACGGGTCTTTTGGAGGAGGCGCATCAAATGGGTCATTCAGTTTCAGGCTATCAGAAAATACCGCAAACGGAACATTGAGAGCGCCCGTTCCAGGCGACGGCGGAGCTGGAGCATCTGGAAACAAGGGGGAGTCCTATGGGAGTTCTGGTGATGGCGGAGGAGGTGGAGGAGGTGGAGGAGCCGCTGGTTCCAGCAGCCTGACCACCCGACAATCGGCAAATGTCACCGTTAAAACACCGCCTACTTCCTCAACTTATAGACTTCCCATCTATGCCTATGTTCGTACTTACGATAACTACGCCGGTAGTGGAGGAGCAGGCGGCTCCGGCGGAGCTGGAGCGGATGGCTGCATTATTTTGTACTATGGCGTACGAAAGAAGTTGGCTTCCGGCCAACTCAAGGACAAAAATGGCCTATCCATTTTAGACCGCCTGGGCCGCAGGATCATTGTATAAAGGGGAGAACAACATGACACAAGAACAGCGCCTGGATGCGCTGGAGCGTCAGGTATTGA